CTGACATCTGCTATATATTATCGTGCTAATAATCAAGATAGTAAATGGTATGATATTCAAGCTAGTGATGGTACTACACTAGATGCACGTCCATTCTTTCCTATTGCTCCTTACCTAGCTGTTGCAGATTTGATTATTAAATACTCTAATGATGATTTAGGTTCACCCGAAGCAAAGGTAGCACTAGAAGGTATTACAGGTGCGCAAATGCGTACTGGTACAAGTTCTTATGTTGTTGATACATTCTTTGAACAGATGCAAGCTGAAGGCGGTGGCGGCAGTGATATAGGCGCACAACGTATGGGTGAGATTGTTGGTGGTTATCTTGGTGAACTTACAGGTGGTGGACTGACACCCTTACGTATTGTATCGGATGTTGTAGCACAGTTTGATTCTGAGTCTGCAAAGGTACGTGATTCTTCTCAGGCAGAGGGTCTGACTGCCTCAGAACGTGCTGTGAGTTCGTTTAAGAATAAGATAATAAAGAACTTTCCTATATTACAAAAGTCTTTACCTGAGTTTGAAAGTCCTACACGTGAGGGTGCTATCATAAAACAGAGTCCTTTGATTGGGCAATTAACTGGTATTCGTACTGAAGCACGTAGGTCTGATGTAGAGAAAGAACTTATTGGACTTGGGTATGAGAACTATAAAATAGTACCAAGTACTGGTGATAAAATAGCGGATGCCTATATAAAAAAGCATATGGGTAAACTTGTAGAGACACAGTTAGCTAAAGAAATAGATAATGATAGTTACCGCAATAAGTCTTACGCAGCACGTAAGGCTACTATGCAGTCCAAGTTAAAACGCTATCGTAGAATGGCTAAACTTATGGGTGAAGCAGAGTCTCGTCAAGCAGGTGATAAAGGATATGAACCATTTGATAGGGCTGAATGGGCTAGAGTCAGTAAGGTACAACGTCAGCTTGCTGATGAGTACTATAAAGAAAGATATGGTAAGACTGTTATGGAAATGCAGGATGAAGAACCTAATACTAACCATATAAAAATTGGTATTATAGTAGCAAGAGCATTGGGCAAAACAATGCAATAAAAAAGAGGGGTGGCACTTAAACCACCCCTTTAGTTTACCATTATGATTTAGAAAGGATGTCTAGCGATTATCACCAGACCCACCTAGTTTACCACGCTCTTTACGTGAATGCAACTTAATAATGTTATTTTCCATGATGTGTCCTAAGTCCATGTCTACTTCACGTGCTAACATAGCACAGTACCAAAGCACATCACCAATCTCGTAGCCAATCTCAATCTTCTTATCTGCTAGTGTTTCCTTATCTGCTCCATCACGAATAAGTTTCTTCACCTTATTTGCAATCTCACCTGCTTCCCCTGTCAGCCCAAGAGTAATGTACTCAAGGGCTTTTTGTTTAGGGAAGATGGCTGTCTCAGATGCCTTCTGTTGATAGTCTGCTGCTGTAATTGTACTCATGTTTCTCCTTTCCATAAATTCTTTAGCTTGCTTCTCTAGCCAATTCATCCCCTGTCTCCTTAAATGCTTTGATTACATCAGATGAGAATAGTTTCTGTAGGTTAAGCAGGTACATACGTGATGCATTATTATCCCCACCTGATACGCTACGCTTCTTATCTAGGTTAGCAATGATACGTTTTAAGCTGTTCGTATCAAATACAATAGTAGCAAACGTATCTTCGCCAATACATAGATTGTGAAACCAGTAATCTGATTCCGTAGCATTGATGCCACTTGGTTTTCCGTAGCACTCATACTCAATCGCAATGTTTCCAGTCTTCTGCCATACGTCTCTTTCACTTTTCACCTCAATCTTCTTATCCTGTAGCATATCAGCTACCTGTTTCTCACGTACCTTACCATACTCAAGGTCAATGTCAAACTTCTTTCTGTCCTCAATCTTTGGTTCTAGTTGCTTCATTATTTGTTACCCCTTTCTTGAATCTGTGTTTAAAGAACACAATTAAATTGATGACAGTGTTGGTTGTAATCATTACAAGTATCCACCACTGCCACCATAACAAGTCTAACCCACTACATTCTATCAAGATAGATAGCTTTCTTTCGGCGTTCTAGTTCTGAAAAAGTTCTTATGTTTAGGATGCTCTTCCAGAAATTTTCTTGCATAATGTGAAATCCAACCATCACTGATTTTAAATTCAGAATCATTTTCGGTGATAGCGGTTTCCCATCTCATTCTATGAAAGATAGCTTTGGCAGAGTAGTATTTTTTTACTGCTGCCATCTGTTTAGCAAACTTACAGAACATATCATATACTTCTGGATTCTGTTTGTGATGAACTTCAAAGTTCTCCTTTGTCCATTTACCATTTAACATTATCATAATCCTTTCTGTTTTAAGCAGCCGTCAGGTCAACTACCTCACAGACACCTGCTGTACAAGCTAACTCTCTGCCACCTGATGTAGTGTCTTCCTTTTCAAAATCAGGTAACTTACTCCAGTCTACACTGTCTGGCATCTTTGTCAAGAACTCTTTGTATTGTTCTTCATTGATGTCCTGATACGGTGCTTGCTGGTATGTATGTTCACTGTGTGGCAGGAAGCTAATGCCTGACACATTATCAAAGTGTTCATAGACCCATGCGCCTACATCCATCCACTCATGTTCCTTCACGGAGATTGTGACAGAAGGCTTATGCTCACACCAGTGCAGTTGATAGGCTAACCACAACTCAAGCTGTTCAATAGCTGACATGTCATTTCGTGTGATTGCAGTTCTAGGTGACTGCATCGGAAAACTAAACACTGTCGTGCTGTCAGGCTTCATAACATCAGGCTCATTTGGAATACCCTGTTCAATCATAAACTGTGTCAACGGGTCTTTGTTGTCGCCCCGTACAGTACGAATGTAGTAAGGATTGTGACGAGCATGAATGCCTGACGCACTGTCAACTAATTGACTCACTGTACCACTAGGCTTGACACACGTAATAGCGGCAGACTGATTGATGCCTAGCTTCTTACTAAACTCTGCATTTACATTGACCGCTTCATCACGTAATGACTCAAGAGTAATGGCAATGTTCGTGCCTAGTTGTGATGATTTACCAGACATAAGCAGGTTATCCATGATACCTGTCAGTGACACACCAAGTAAACGCTCTTCCTCTGTATTATTCTTCCATATCTTACGAAGGTATTTAAAGTCCGTCAGCGTGGCTTGGAAAGTGCCTAGTATGGTTGCTAGTCTCACCTTCTCTAACAGGCTCTGTTGCGTGTCTGAGGCTCTTACAACCACCTCTGAGAGATTACAGAACTGGTATGGGCGTAGTATAATCTCAGAGCAAGGGTTACAACCGAAGTCATGTTCAGCATCGCGCCTACCATTCTTAGCTGCTTGCTTCTTAGCTGACTGGCGATTGAAGATACCACGCTCACCTGACTTACTGTCGTACAGTGACATCCACTCACGCATGAACGTACCCATCTGCGGCTTCTCTTTGTAGGCAACACTGTTGTTAGCCAACGCACGCTGTCCTTCATTCTCCCACCACTGTCCTGCCTTGGCATGACGCATCTGGTCATCGTTTAGGTTTGATAGGCTAATGAGTGCGCTTCTTCTGACCCCACCGACTACTACAACCTCACCAATCTTACACATCAAATCGTGACATTCAATTGGATATAGCCTACGTCCTGCAGCACCCTTGAACTTCTCAATACAGAAGTTAAACAGTTCAATCAATGGCTGTGGACCTGATGCCCTACCACCAAATGTCTTTAGCCTTGCACCTGCAGGGCGTACCTCTGATACATCAAACTTTGGAATCTGTCCTGTGTATAGCATAGCAATCAGTTCCTTCAATGACTTTGCCCATCCCGGACGGCTGTCACCTACCTTGATTACTGTGTCTGTCTTATGAAAGTCTTCATTCACAATAGGTAGTTTCTCTACGTGATGTCGTTCAACACTAAAACCTACACCAGTACCACACATCAGGATGTACATAGTCTCATCAAATGCACGTGGGCTATCTACTGGTACATATGAGCAGTTGTATCCACCTACATGGCAACGGTCTAGTGCGGGACCAGCAGTCATCAATGCTCTCATGCTTGGCATTATGTCCTGATTAAGCACTGCATCTTCTAAGTCAGACTTGAGTTGACAAGCAAGTTTATAGTTGTGTTTCTTTTCAAGATGTGAGGAAAGATAGTCAAAGTAACGAGACACAGTTTCCTGCCATGTCTCTCGCCGTTGTTCATCTTCCTTCCATCGTGCATAGCGAGAGAGTGCTATGAAGTTCTGGTAGTCTGTTGGTAAATAATTATTCATGTCTGTTCTCCATCACTGTACGTATAGTTTTCACTTTGACACCATCAATGTCGTATATCATTTCTTGAAGTGCCTCTTCTAACTCCTCATCCACCCTGCCATCAGAGGGCATCGGGTATTCTTCATCGTCAATTTTAAGGGTCATAAATACTTTAACTGTCACCATCGTAGCAGCCTTCCACTTCTGTAATCAAACGATTAAGATACCACTGTGCTTTCTTCAAGTCCTCTGAACCATTCTTGTAGCGGTATCGCCACAGGTACTTGAGTATGTTGCCCTGCAAGTAGTACTCAAACCCCTCACCAGTAGCTGCCGCAATAGCGTCAACGCATTCAATCCCCGACTTGTTATAGTGTGGGGGATTGTTTACTGCGTCATTCTTCCTGCGGTTATCAGCTTCTTCTGCCTCAAACTCTTCAATTATCTTTTTGTAATCTGTCATCAAGCACTCCCCTTCGTTCTACTTCCAAATGATAATGTCACCACATTGTCATCTATTTCTAACACCTTACCCCTATCACTGTCAACAGGAATATCCTGTTCTGTCATATTATCTTCTTCATAATCCATAACAAAGTTATGTACGGTATCGCGTATATCTTCATGTGTTTCCATCAGGGGTATTGTGCAAGCCACCATCTTAGTCAGGTGCAGTATCTGATAGTAGTCATCGTCTGACATGTTCTTGTCATCATTCGTAATGATGGCTACATCAATCTCGCCTGTCCACTCATTTGTTT